ACGAGATAACATTCATCATCAATAGCTATACACCAATGAACTTCAGCAGCAACTACTTTCCTATCAACACATTCCAAGGACTGCACAAACAATACAACTACTGGTTCACTGGTAAAAACTCTGCGGTGTTAGAATACAAAGAGACCATGAACAATCTCTACAATCTCACAATCAGCGGTGCAGCTGGACAAGAAAGTTTAGGTGCTCGACAGCGCCGCCAGTTGACCAGTAGCATGCGAGATCAACCATTCTACACTTTCCAATCGGCTAGTACCGAAAGTCGTTCTGGCGCTGATGGCAAACAAAATGAAGCGGCTAGTAATCTAGCAGAAAATCTCTATGATCCCACAGGCCTGGCCAACTGTAAACTCAAGATAGTGGGAGATCCTGCCTGGATGCAGCAAGGCAGTTTTGCCGGTGGAGTCAATGCCAAAGAGTTTGATTTCAATTCGTTCTTGCCCGACGGTACCATTAACTTTGATGCCCGCCAGGTCATGTTTGAAATAGCATGGCAGCGTCCTCAGGACTATGATCTCAATACCGGCCTAGCTGATCCATATGCTGCTTCCAGCAAACGTGAACCTGTGCAAAGCCGAGTGTACACCGCTAGGAGCTGTGTGAGCGAATTTAGACAAGGATCGTTTACCCAGACCATTGACGGTTTGCTATATTTCTTCATAAAGCCCAACGCCAGCAACAAAGCCTCCACAGCACCACCACCGGATGCTGCTCTTTCTGGTATAGAACTGCGAGACGAAAGTGGCGCACTATCACCATTGCGCAAGAACCCCGATACTGGAGAACTATATACTCCGGTGCCTGGTACACGAGCACAAGCTCTAGTTGGCGAAGGATTACTTCCAGCCGGAGGTGCTGGGTTAGGTGGCACTGGCGGAGTAGTCAATACCAGTGCAATCACCGCATCCGCAGCAGCCGATGGCGCTAGAGGACAAACTTCTGCTGTACCTGTAGAACCAGTGAACGTGGGTGCCGGCAGTGGCACACCCAACGTGATCAATGCAGCACCACCAGGACCCAAAGACACGGTGGCTCCAGCCAATCCACCGCAGCCTCCCACAGATGGCGTAGGTGGGGCCACAGTGGCTGCTGCACCATTACCGGTGCCTGCGTTTGCAAGTGGTGTGCTAGGTTCACTGGGTGGGTTAGTAGCAGGTACTAACTTACAGGCACAGTTCAACGCCGACTTGGCCAAGTATGCACCTGGTGCAGCCAGTACCAGAGTCACAGCAGATGGTTTGAAAACAGAACCAACTACACCGCAAAACATAGTGCAAGATTACTAAAGGATAAACAATGGCAACGGAAGTAACACGCAGTAGAGGACGTCCAGGAAACTATAAACTTGACCGTGGCGGAGTACCTGCGGAGTTTGGACCATTCTACGGCCTGGTCAAGAATACCACTGACAGCATCAGATCCGGACGTATACAGGTCTACATAGAAGCATTCGGTAACGGTGATGAAAATGATCCACAGAAGTGGACCACAGTGAGTTACATGCCCCAGTTCTTTGGCAGCACTCCTTACAATCCTGCCAAAGAAGGTGTTGGAACCTACATCGACGGCAACAGCAACAGTTACGGCATGTGGTTCACCCCACCCGATGTGGGCATCACGGTGCTGTGCGTGTTTGTGAATGGCGACCGTAGTCAAGGTTTCTATATTGGCACTGCACCTGATCAAGCGATTGGACACATGGTTCCAGCCATTGGTGCCAGTACCAAGTTTGTGCCTGAAAATGAAAATCAAAAAGTATACTTACAAGGGGCATCGCAAGTGCCAGTAGTAGAAATTAACACCAACAACCTGGCCTTCGAAGAGTCGTCTAGATTTTTTGATAAACCTAAACCTGTACAAAGTGTGGTTGCAGCAGCTATGTTTAATCAAGGCCTGATCAAGGATCCCGAACGTGGGCCTATATCTATTTCTAGTCAACGTGAATCTCCCAGTGCAGTATTTGGTGTCAGTACCCCAGGGCCGGCAGTATACCAAGGTGGCATAAAGTTTGGAGAGATCAGTGCCAAGATCAATGATGGCACATTAAAACCACAGGATCTCAAAGTGGTAGGACGCACCGGTGGACACAGCATAGTCATGGATGACGGTGATGCTGCCGGTACCACTCGACTTATGAGATTCCGCACCACCGCTGGACATCAGATTACCATGAGCGACTCCGGTAATTTTTTCTACATCACTCATGCCAACGGTTTGGCTTGGTTTGAACTAGGCGCACAAGGCACCTTGGATGTGTATGCTACAAATAGTATAAATCTGCGCACCCAAGGAGACATAAACCTTCACGCCGATCGTGATATCAATATGTTTGCCGGTCGTAACTTCAGTGTCAAGGCCAAAGAAAATATCTCATTACAAGCCGAAGTAAACTTAACAGCCCGCGCACAAGAAAACATGGTGCTGTACAGCAAAGGATATGTGGGTGTTAAGTCTGATGGCAGTATCAGTATGCAAAGCGCCATAGGCAGTTGGCAAGGCGGCAGCTTGCTCACATTTGAAGCTGGAGGTATTGACTTGAATGGTCCTTCTGCCCCATCAGTGGCTACACCTAATCCTATCACCAAGACTATACTAGATGACACTTCTTTCAGCACTGCTGCTGGTTGGCAAGTCAAAACAGGTGCCTTGGAGAGCATAGTAAACAGGGCACCTACACACGAACCATATCCATATCACAACAAAGGTGTGGATGTTGAAATCAGTTTGGAGCAAGGTAAGCCACCGCCACCTCCTGGTGCTATACCTGTACCAGCTGGTGTTGAGATACAGAGGTCACAATGAGCGAGTTTAGTTTTAGCCTCAATGGCGCCAGTGTCGGTAGTCTAGTAAACCGTGTGCCACAAGCACAGGCCAGTTTTGAATCTCAACTGGCATCCGGTGCCAAAGATGCTGATCTGGTTTACAGGGGCGACGATTACCTAATATGGGACCGTACCAATGGCGAAAGATTGCGTCGTGGCTTACCGAGTTTGACAGAAATAGGTTCTCCAAGACCTAAAGATTCGCCACCGCCGGCCGAAAGCGCCAGTGCGTACTACGGCCCACCACCTAACATAAACATCCCCGAAGTCAGTGGCGAAGTATTCAAAATCAAAGGACCACCAGGAATGTCTTTTGATCAAGCCCGGGCCATATTTAATTCTCAAGTCAAAACAGGCAGCCTCACGGGATTCAAAGTAGGCGACACGCTGAGCGCAGCTACACAAGCCGCAGATGGTTTAGAAGCGGCCAAAGCTGAACTATCACAGTCAGTGGCAGGGTTTGGTGGTGCATTGCCTGCAGGCACAAACTTAAACAGTCTCACAGCATCGTTAGGTCCATTGGGTGCTGCTGCTGCCGGACAAGTAAGCTCTGCCATAACTGGCAGCACAGCAGGATTGGCCAGCTTGGCCACAGGTGCATTGAGTTTGCCTGGCAGTGTGGGTTCTGCGTTATCTGGGGTCACCAGCACATTCTCAGGACTGACACCAAGTTTGAGTGCAGCCAGTGCTAGTTTGACATCAACATTCAACACCGCAGCATCAACAGGCAGCACAAGTGCTGTGTTAGGAGCACTCACAGGTGCTGCCGCTCAACTTGGCAGCGTGGCCAACAATGCTATCGGAACTATAGCCAAAGGCATGTCAGGTACGCCAGTTGCTGGCATCAACGTAGCCGACTTTGTGAAACAAGGTCCATCATTGGGCAGCATAGGTAATATGACTTCAGTTGATGTCACAGGCGCTCTAGCTCAAGCAAGTAAGTTAGTGGGACAATCGGCCAAAGATATCAGCAATAGTTTGGGTGTAGGCAAGTTTGGTTTTGATGTTTCACAGTTAGAAAAAATCGGCGTAGTTAAACCTGGTACTGCTGCTAGTTGGCTAGCGTCAGGTGACAGTGATCTTACTGATGTGTTGCAAAGTCCCACAGTATGGACCGGCAAGGAAGGTGTAAAAAGCATAGGTAGTTTGCTGGGCAATGGCCCTTTGCAGGACAAGTTCCAACAGGATTTAATGAAAGTAGGACTCAGCGATCTCAAAACCCAAGGCATACCCACTGACAAACTGACCGCACAAGCACAAGCAGGGTTGAGCACTATGGCTGCAAAGAGTGTGCCCGACACCATGGCCTGGGCTAAAAATGCCGGCACGATATCTCCAGACGTCAAAGCATCATTTGATAACATATCTGCTAACGGTGCGTTCGCAGTGAATCTATCTAAGACCAGAGTAGATGCCCCGGTCAAACAAGAAGTAGTACCACAACCAGCAGAAAGCTCGGTGAAATCCGAAACTGTAGATGCAGCAGCTAATAGGGTGGTAGGCGATAGTAAAGTGCCTGAAGTACTGTCTGGATCACTTGATTCTAGAAAGTTTATAGGCATATATTATTGGAACGAATTTATCGGCCAAACTGTAAATGCATTCGCTGCAATAAACAGAGAACTGTATAGAAAAGAGCTTACACAACAAGATTATGACCGGCTCAACGGCGAGGCCCTGGCATTGCGAGCTACTATCCGTCAACGTGGTCAAGAACTTCTCAATGCTGCTAGCAAGGAAGCTAACGCCATATCAAGAACCAATCCCACCATTGATGAAAAAATTGCACTCAAAACACTTGAATATGCTGACTTTTTAGAGAACAAAGAACTATTGAGACTCAGTGATATCGTTAGAAATCAGCTTAACGATCTACTGTACAAACTTCAACAAATGGCTCGATAATACGGTGGTTTTTAATCCATAAATACTGTCATGACTACCTTTGTTGGCTTCAATACTCAAAATCAATACAAAAAGTTCACGCTGATAGACTTTGAACTGATCAAACGCGACCTTTTGAACGCATTCAACATACGCCAGGGGCAACTGCCCGGCCGTCCTGGCTATGGTACCATACTGTGGGACTACCTGTTTGAGAACCAGGTGGATGCTGTGCAACAGGGCATCATCAATGAAGTACAACGTGTGGCCGGTGGAGACCCCAGAGTTTTCATCAGCAATATCAATGTTTACCCCGAAGAAAATGGCATGCTGATCGAACTTGAGCTGCAAACAGTGGGAGGCGTCAACGCTGAAATACTGAATGTGTTCTTTAACCAAGTCAGTCGCTCGGCCAGCTATGTATAACTACCCAGTTTTTTGTGTCCATAAATAAAAGATCAAGACACAAAAGGTCCAACAGTAATGGCAAAAACCACAAGACAAACAGCGATATTTGGGGTTGAGGATTGGAAACAGATCTATCAAACCTATCGTGAAGCTGACTTCCAGAGCTACGATTTTGAAACTCTACGCAAGAGTTTCGTAGATTATCTACGTTTGTACTACCCAGAAACATTCAACGATTACACTGAAAGTTCAGAATATATCGCCCTGTTGGACGTGATCGCTTTCATGGGACAGGCACTGGCCTTCCGCACAGATCTAAACACCCGCGAAAACTATCTTGACACCGCAGAGCGTCGTGACTCAGTCACACGCTTGGCCAACTTAGTGAGCTACACAGCCAAACGCAATACTGCGTCACAGGGCTTGCTCAAAGTTTTCAATATCAGGACCACAGAAACTGTGGTGGACTACAACGGTGTGAACCTAAGCAACGTCACTATCAACTGGGCAGATCCCACTAACCAGGACTGGTTAGAGCAGTGGAACACCGTGATCAATGCAGCCCTGGTCAGTAGCCAGAAAGTTGGACGACCCGGTAACCGCCAAGACATCTTGGGCGTGGAAACTTCAGAATACGGCATCAACTTGGTGCCTGGTTACTTGCCAGTGATTCCGTATACTGCCACCGTTGACGGCGTGAACATGCCATTTGAAGCCATGACTTCAACCAGCGTGGGCCGCGATTACATCTACGAACCCAGCCCACGTCCCAACGTTCCTTTCAACGTGTTGTATCGCAACGACCGATTGGGGTTCCAGAGCGCCAACAACGGTTACTTTTTCTTCTTCAAGCAAGGTACCTTGCAGAATCAAGACTTTAACTTGGCTGAACGTATCGCTAACCGCACAGTGAACATTAACATCGAAGGTGTGAACAACGACGATCGTTGGTTGTATCAACTAGACAACGTGGGCAACATCTCTCGTCAATGGGCGTTTACTGAAAATATCTATGCTTCGGCTGCCGAACAGACTGCTTTGTTGCGTCCTATATTTTCTACCACCAGCAGGACCAACGACCAGATCACCATGGTGTTTGGAGATGGTGTGTTCAGCGAGATTCCAGTGGGCATATTCCGTGCCTATGTGCGTGCCAGCAATGGTTTGCAGTACATCATCAATCCTGCCGAAATGCAGAACGTGGTGCTGCCTATCAGCTACATCGACCGCAACGGTAATCTACAGACACTGACATTCACCTGCGGTATCACACAGCCAGTGAGCAATGCACAGGCCCGTGAAAGCATTGACGCCATCAAACAACGTGCGCCTGCTAGATACTACACCCAGAATAGAATGGTCAACGGCGAAGATTACAACCTCTTCCCATTTACCTTGTACAACTCAATCATCAAGAGCAAGGCGTTGAACCGCGCCAGTATTGGTACCAGCCGCTATCTTGATCTAGTAGACAACACTGGCAAGTATTCCAGTACCAACACTTTCTCTTCCGATGGTGCTATGTGGGAACAAGATGTGTTGCCCACAGTGCTGTTCTCTTGGACTAACCGCAATGAGATAGCAGACATCATCGCCAACAGTGTGCAGCCTGCACTAGCTGGAGCCACATTCAAACAGTTCTACTATGCTAACTTTCCCAGGATAGATGTCAACACTGGGGGCACTGCGCTGAGTTCTTGGCATCAGAGCACCACATTGGCCAATGAGACCACAGGCTACTTTGAAAATGCTCTTGGTGCGCCTGTGATGGTAGGCGATTACAGCAGCACAGCATTCAAGTATGTGGTGCCACGCAGCTTGATCAAGTTTGTACCTCCAGTGATCAACGGACAGCCTTACTATTTTGATTCCAACAACAGACTCAAACCAGGATTGCCCACTCGTCCTGAAGACCACTTGGAAATCTGGGCCAGCCCATTGGCAGTGATCGGCGATGGCAGCAACGGAGGAAAAGGCAACTTTACCGACGGACAAGGTCCTGTTACACTCAACAACTTCGTGCCCACAGGTGCTGTGGTTGAAACCATAATACCCATATTCATCACTGACTTACCTCCCAGTATCAAAGAAGCTATGACGCAGCAGATCCTGCTGTACAGGAACTTTGGTCTTGGCTACGACAACGACGGCAGCATCACTGGCACAGCAGGCACCTGGTATTTGATCACCAGCACTAACCTAGATGC